CGGGAAGCAAATTACTGGCCTACACGGATGTCAACCCATGGACCAGAACTTGACCAAAAGGGTACGAACGAGGTATTAACCACAAATCGTCCCTTCCTCGGTAGCGAGCAGGTATTACCCTCTTCGCGATCACCGAAATTCGACAGCCTCGTTAGGAGGACGCCGACATGGTCTGCTGTAACCTTTTCTGGTATGAAACTGAAGTGCTTTACATTAAATCCGCGCTGGAAACGCCTAGAAAAACTTGGGCGTACCTCGTCGAACTCAGCAAAGAAACCTGAGTCTCCCAGATCGGTAGGAACCTTAGGATATTTAGTCTTAAGGCTCTTGAGGAAGTTACAGACAGGCTTAAAGGCAGCGTCTTTACAGACAAAACCTCCAAACCTAGCTGATAGCTCCCACAGGCGATTGTGATATTTCATAATCTCCTTACCTTTAAGGAAGCGACGCATGTAGATCGGTGTGATATCGACTCCATTCCAGTAGTGGCCTCCGCAACTTTCCCGGTAATAAGACGAGCAATAGCTCTTATCCTTATTAATGGTAAAGCCACAAAAGGCACATAAATCACGGTACTCGTCAAAGCAGTCCGCAGGGATTAAAACATCATCCCCGAAGACGCTGACTTTATCGTGATCCGGATGGTCTTCAGGAACGCATGCTAATGCTAGCGCCCAAAAGATCAACGACTCCAGTTCCCATGTAAATCCATTCCCCATAGAGGAGAATTTCTCATATGTGATAGAATCGTCGTTAACGACACCCCGAGGAGACCTCAACAGGTCCAAGACCTGGAACCATTTCCATGGTAACAAGTCTAGTACAAGGTTGTATGCAAGAGTATCACTTGCCGCAGAAAAGTCAACAGTCGCAAGACTATTGGACTTTGAAGCAGTTTGCGATAACCCTCGGTTCACTTCCTGACTATTGAGATCAACACCAAATCGACGCATCCGCCGGCGAATCATCGTACCAACCCCTTTCTGTAAATAGAGGTTGACAGACGGCTCCACCGCAATTACGCGGTCGGTTTTTGCGTTCTTTGGGACGGTTATGACTCGATTGCCCTCGAACCACTTGGGGTCGGATAGCTCCCACAATGGGAACAAACGGCTCCAGCAGCTCGATATAAATCGAGAAACGGGCAATGTAGCCTCACCTTTATGGTAAAACTTGTTGAAGGAATGTGAATTACTTCCACGTAAAGTGAGAGTAACCCCTGGACCCCAGCCCGACAAATCAATCCATTCTTCAGGATCGAAACTTCCAAGTACGTCTGCGATTTTCCGCTGTACAACAAAAAGTTGCGCAGCGCGGTCATTGCGACCACGTAGACGTTCGTTGGTTGCTTCGCAAGCCTGCTCAGCAGCAATAAAACCTTCGATAGCACGAGACCTCCTATTAAAAGATGTAGGAAGCTCCTCGTGTTTTCGGAGAAGCTCCGTAGCGGCTAAGGACTGGCGAGCGGTCGTGAGATCGTTATAGTTATACGGGTCAAAGCCCATACTGACTATCTGGTCAAACTCACCATAGCGAAATAAAATGGCTATGGCAAGAGCACGACTACCGCCAATGCAAGAAAGGGTGTCCAAGATCACTCGGTGATCTAATTTATGAACTCGGTTCATTTCTGACTCCAATATCTGAATGAGATAAGAAATTCTTGTCTAATAGATAGACTCGAAGTCCTCAACGGCGCTTGTAACTATTGCGTCGGCAAGGGCAGTTCTTAAGTAAGCTAAAGCATCACGGCGATTAGCCAGTGATGAATCTTTTGGCATACTCAACTCGAAAGACGTAATTATTTCATCGTCTTTCAAAGTTGTCTCAGTAGCATCAGGTATGGGCAGGGACACCTTCCCACGCACTTTAATCCGAGTAGCAGAACCACTCGGATACGCAACACTCAAGGTTAATGACGGACGGACATCAAAAGATGCGCCATCGGCCAACCACCTTGCGACACGCGTTTGTGGGTTGATATCGGCCGGCTCAAAGGCCACATTAGACGTTGCGTAATCTTGCAACGTTACAGTAGAGAAAGCTGACATAAGCATTTACTCAGGTTTGGAGCACGGATGCTCGGTTAATGCACTTACGTGCGTTGAATGGCAATAGCTAGAGCATTTAAAGCTCTTCGCCAACCAATTGAGTCCCCAAAATTTACCTGGGGCAAGGGCATTGAGGGAGCCGTTTGTACGGACCTTTCAACCCTGACTTGCTTAAGGATTACAGCACCTGCTGAACCTCCATCAGGAACAAAGCTACTAACGGTGTTATCGTTTTGGCCAGACCGGGTCACCTCTTCTTTCCAGAAGTGTGTGAACCAGAAGGCCGCTGCGTTTTGACCGATTGAGCCTGAAGCACCCAAATAAGATCCAATAGGAACTAACCAATCTACCATAAAGGAAAATGGAATTAGCTCCCATGCAGTGGACGCAAATGCGTTAAGGGAAAACCCTCGCACATCGGCACCACCAGGCAAACCCATGTTAGCATCAATAATAACCGATGCTCTCACGTTAGCCTTGATGGTTCGCGTCGTTGTATAAGACGTGAAGTCGTTCTGCGATGTGTAAACCTGGGGCGGGATATCAAGCGCCTGCGTCGTATGATAAATTCGACGCGACGTTGCCTCCCTACTCAGATCGCGTAATGTATTATTAACATCAGCGATCAAAGGTTGAACACCATAAGTGTAAGCTAACCACATGTCGGCTGCCTTTTTAGGAGAAAATCCTTTAAGACGACCGGCTAGGGCTGAAACTTGCAACTTTTTGATGTTACGGATAATAGAAACACCCTCTTTAAGGATTGACGAAACTAAAGCTAAGGTTTTATCAGCTTCAGCAGACATCAATAAGTAATTTGGATATTCCCTTGACACTTTCTCATAGAGCCTGAATAAGGCTTTCTGTTCAGCGTCATCAAATTGAGTTGAACTTGCACCGTATCCGGGGTCACTAAAACCGGACTTCAATAATGAAGTCTCGTTGTAACACCCGAATGAAAAGCCAGGATCAGCAGATACAGAAATCGTCTGCTTATCAGAGGCACGGTATGCGGTAAACTCGTTTTGACTCACCCGTTCGGCCGAAACTCTCTCGTATAGCAAATAATTTGCTGTCCAAGATTGTTGCGGGTCATGCCATACATATCGAATATAGGGTTTACGTTTTACTACCCTAATCCGGATGGCTCGACGGACATGAACAATATAGTATTGTTTATATCTCCGACCTGACTTTCTATCATTCACCCAACGGTAGCGCCGTCGAGGGACTAGTTCATAACCCACCTTTTTAACGTAAGAATACGTTTTATAAGATGTGTACGAGCTCCAGCCCCCCGACGACCAACTACTGTTGTTTCCACCCCGAAGATACTTCTCGGAACTAGCCGGGCTAGTCTTCACATCATTGTAAAGGGTGCCATCAGGGTCTTTCGTTCGTACGATCTCTGCTGCCAGGATTTTAGTTTCCGGGCTCCAGTTACCATACGGCATAAAGGACTCCTTTTTT